AGAGCTTGTTCTGTGGCTATTCTATTTTCATAAGGTTTATTTGTATCCGGATTTGTATACATGTATCCTTCGGCTTCAGCAACTTTAACAACAGGAGCTACGAACCATTGGAAATCATTTTTACCTTTGGGCTCAGCATAAATAACACCTTTCTTTGAATAAGGTATTACAGATGGAAACCATCTAAAATTATTGTCATCTAATATACTTATAAGCATTATTTCAGGAGGACATAATTCTTTAATTTTTATTACATTCTCTGATTCTTCATGATATTGAGATGTAGTCATTAATCCACATGTGCCACATAAAGAAACTTCAATTTTATCAAAACAATCTTTAAAGGCATTGCCATTTTGTTTACAAGGACATTCTATTTTTTCTGTGAAATTTGGCTGTATCATATTATTCTTTATTTTTAATTAGTATAACATATCCTTCTCCATCTCTAGCAACTCGATATCCTAACTTAGGACCTTCTTGTTGTAAGAATGAAAAGTATATACGATCTTTTTGTCCTGGTTTATATACATCTCCTTTATCTACACCTTTCACTCTAATACTATCCGGATTATATTTTTCAATAAATCTAGTTAGTATTAAAGTTAGGGTCTTAATTATTCTGAGGTAGTATTCTATCGGGGCTTCAAAGGCTTGTGTTTCAGTGTCATTAATTACAAACCCACTTTCATATTTACCTTCCTCGATCTTTGCTATTATAACTTGGACTTCTGGAATTGGAGAATCACTATAATCATTAGATATCGGTGCATAGAATACAGTAAAGTATCCTTTATCGCCGGGTATAAGTGTTAATGCTTTTGATAAAGGAAATGGTTTAGTAGTTCCTAAAGTTAATTCATTAAGCTTTTCTAGTTCTTCTTTAAGTAAGAGGGTTTTTAATTGTAATGACATATTATTCTATCTTTTTAAGTTTAGGTAATTCGATCTTTTTAAGTTGAGGCAATTTAAGTTGTTGCGGTTGAGGTACTTTCGGAGCAGCAATTGGAGCTTCAATCCACTTATAAAGAGTTTCTTTCATTTTATCATATGAAAAATTATCTTTTAAATGCTTAGGTAATTTCCTAGAAACTTCTAATTTTGATTTATAGTTCTCGAAAGTATCAATCATATATCTGCCAGCAACTGCCGGGTTAGGCATAAACCATTGAGCTTGTTCTAATATCATATTAGGCACTGCTGCTGAAGAATGAACGTTTTTCATTTCACCTGGAATATACATTACCATTTCTGCTGGTAAAAAATCAGTATGACCAGAATATGCAGAAACAATAATAGGCTTTCCTGTTGTAGCAAACTCTGCTAATGGTCTTCCAAATCCTTCTCCCTTAGTCATAGATAACATTGCTTTTATCTTAGGATGATTATATACAGAATTCATTTCTTCGTCTGTTAAATCTCCATGTAATAAATAAACATTAGGTAATCTTGTAGCTGTATGTTCAAATGAATTTTTAATAGAATTAATCCGTTTTTGGATTTCATGCTTATCTATTTCTGAATATACTCCGCAACTTATTTTTAATACCAATGCAGGGGCATTTATCTTGTTTTTAAATGTATCTAAAAATGTCCAGATAGTACCGCCCATATTTTTTCTGTCTTCCCACATTTGACCAGGTAACCAATGGCCTACAGTAAGGAAACAAAAGCTTTCTTTTATATCAGCCATAGCATCTACTATGTTTTTATTTAAAGAATCTGTTTTATAATATATTGAAAAATCAATACCTTCAAATAATACATCTACTTCTTTTTCTGATAAAAGCTCTCCTACTTTTTGTTTTGTATTTTGATCTAACTTATCGTATTTATTTTGTTTAAATACCTCAGCTGAATGTTTAGACGAACATAAAGTCAAGTCCATTCTATTAATACCTTCTAACCAAGATGGGTCTACTAAATTAGTCTCCATACCGGCAGTAATTCCTATTGATTTAAAAGTTCCTACTTTTTGAAATTCATTTGGTACTGTTATTTGAATAAATACATCAGGTTGTTGTAATTGCTCGGTAGGCTGAATAACCCTTTCGATTATTTTACAATGCTTAGGATCTGAACTATTAAGAAAATTTTGTGGTGTACCTCCCCAAGGAGTTGAAATAATTTTAACATCATAATTTTCATTTTCTATTAATGCCCAAGCAATATCTCTACTACGAGCACCATACCCGCTTGATGTACCCACACATGCTTGTAGTATAACTGTTTTTTTATTTGTCATAACCTTTAATCTTCTTATTAGTTTGTTTCTTTCTTTTTAGAAGATGATTTCTTTTTATAGTATGATTTTCTTTTTGCTTTTGGTTTTTCTGTAGGTATTACTACTTGCGGTATTATTACTTCTTCCGTTTCAGGGTGAGCAATAACTTCAGGCTCAGGCATAGAAACAATTTCAGGCTCATTTGCAACGATTGTTTCTGACTTTTTAGTTTCTTCTACTTGTTCCATAGCATTTTTTACTGCTTCTTTATATTCCTTTACGGTACACATTAATGAGCTTTTAATTTCATTAATTTCCTTTTCTGATAATGGAACAACATAAGTAGGATAAGTAGGTTCTAATACTTCTTTCTTTTTAAATGGATTCGTAATCCAATTGATGATTCTGTGTAACATGTTTTTTAGTTTATTTGGTTTATATAAGTTTAGTTAATGTAAATCTTTCTTTTGGTTTAAAGTTTTCTAAGCAAGTGCTAATGTCTTTAACTACATTTTCACACATTCCTTTAGAATTCATTTTATTATCAATTAAATATTGACGACCTTCTATTCCGCCTTTGATTCTAGTTTCTTCTGGAGTATCATACCAAGCTTTCATAGCTTCAGTTACGTCTTCAATTTTAACTCTATCATCAAAAATATAAGGTGTTGGAACAGAACCTTGAATAGAACGATTGCTTGGAACAATTGGTATTGCCCAAGGACCATGATTTGTATATCTTCCATCATGATTTGAATGCCAATTTTCATCTTTATAATCTTCTTCTGTAACTGGATGACCGCTATACTTTAATAATCCAACTTGATCTTGAAGACCGCCTGTCATATTTACAATAGCACATTTACCGGCCATAACGGCTTCAGTTACAGATAATCCCCAACCTTCATTGCTTGAAATATTTATTAATACATCAGATGCATTATACAATACATTCATTTCTTGCGGAGAATACATTTTATTTGTAAAGAATGTATTATAATCAGGACATAAAGTTTCAATAACTTCTATTAAGTTAGTTCCATTTTCATCTACAGGTTGAGTATGTAAAACTAACACACATTTATCTGCTTCTTCTTTTGTAAGTTTATCGCAAAACCATTTATATGCTAAAATAATATCTGGTATTTGTTTTCTGCGAATGTTACGAGAGTTAAATAAAAATACAAATTCAGGGACAATATCTTTATGTCTTTTCTTTGTAAGAAACGTTTTCTTTAAGTCTAAGACGCTTTTATATCCTTCTGAGTCTTTTGATATAGGAGTAAATATTGAGTCGTTTATACCGTGCGGAACATAGGTAATTTGCCAATCTTTATAGTTCTCTCCCTTTAATACTTTATGAACAATACCATATGTTTGTTTTGAAATATTCATTAATAAATCACATGATTTATAATATGGCTTGTTATACATTGGAGGCGGAGGGCAATCCCAAATATTTAAATACGTAATAGGCATTTGTTGACGTATTTCATTTTCCATTTGATATAACCATGTCCAATACCTAGGGTCGGTAAAATGAAGTAATACATCAGGCTTTTCTGTTGCCATAATATGACGTACTAATTCTTGAGACCCATAACCAGATACAGGATATATTTTTACATCTGCATCTATGCCTGTATCTTGTTTAATTGATTGGGATAAATCAACTAATCGACCTTCCTCAGGATGTTTTAATGCACCGCCAACTACAACATAGTCAAAAATGTGGCATGTACCTAAAATAATTTCTCTAGCCATTGTAGCTATCCCAGAATTAAACCTGGGGTCATCACACATGAAAAGAATCTTCTTTTTCTTCATAACTTATTTTTAATTTTATATTTAAATATAATGATTTATTTTCTTTTAACCAAAAATATATCATTTAAATTTTTAATATTTATTGCGCTTATATATAATTATTCTCTTTAAATCAAAACACTAAAATTCATTAATAAATACAATTGGCACTTTTAGTTTTGTTGCTTGGGCATTAATAAGTTTTAAATTAAACTTTTCAGAGACTTCATTCTTATTAACAAATACAATAAATTTTTTACATGCTTTTAAAAAGTTTCTTATATGTCGATCTGCCAAAGCCGGATGCCATCTTTGATTGTGCATTTCAGGCGGGTATACAGAATATAATGTAGCAGGTAAAAATAATGGAGTATATTCTTTGTATTGAATGTTTAGCTCTAAACAATATTTCTTAATATACTTATCAGCGCCATACTTACTGCCTAATGAATAAACTATAAATTCTTCTCCTTTAAGGGTTTGTTTTAATTGAAATAATGTTTCTTTTATTTTTCTGGCATTTTCATATATAATATCACCCGTTATTCCTATTTTTAATATTTTTGTTATTTTGTCTGCCATATTTATATTACATTATTTTAGATGTTATTCGTTCTGATGCAGGGCATAATTCATGATTCTTAAACTCACACCATTTACAATTATCCCCATCGACTCCTTTTATTGCTGGGTAAGTTGCTTCATTATTATAACTGCCGTCTGAATTAAAACAAGAAGATATAAAGGTATCGATATTTTTAGAAACGTCCTTTAAAGTTTTAGTTCCTGACGTCGGAATAAATTCTTGGATTCTTTTAGTTTTGATAAATGGATTATCTGGATTCTCCCAAACTTTTCTTCGTACAATCCAAAATATAACATCAATCTTTTCTGCCGGATATCCTAATAGTTCTGAGAAATATTTCTTGTATAAGATTACTTGAGACGTTTTTACTTTATCCTTTTTATCTTTATCCGTCCAACCTTTTGTTGATGTTTTAATATCATATATTATAAACTTATCTAAATCTTTATCATACATTACTAAATCTAAATATGCAAGATACATCACATCAACATTTGTTTGAGAAGCTTGAATATATAAAGGTAGTTCAATACCTACCAATTCCATACCTTTAGTAGAAAAATATTTAAGTCGGTTTTTAACAATATAATCTAATATTTCACAACCATCTTGCCAATGCTCCATTAATTGTTCTTTGGTAGCAAAATGCTCATTATTATTGTTTATAAGATCAACTGCATAATTATTCATCATTTGCTCTTGAAGAAGCTCATGTAAATTAATTTGATTTGCTTTTTTAACAGATTCAGTATAAATTACTTTAAGATAATGTTGAAGGGTTTCGTGGAATGATGTACCAAACACTAAAGAAATAGAAGGCTTAGATACTTTTATTTTGTCAATGTAAGATAATTTCCAACTTCTAGGACATTTAGCCCATTTAGAATATTGCGAAAATGAAATTTTCTTTTTCGAAGTATCTTGTATATTGAGAGCTTCTGTAATTTTAAGTATTTTTTGTATTATCATATCTAAATATAAGTAAAACGATTTAAATTTCCAAATAAACATAAAAATAGAGGCTTAAAGATAGCCCCTATTTATATTTAGTTATTCTAATTCGAATGTTACTTGCTCGAGATTATTTATAAGATAAATTAATGTATTTATATTTTTAGATGCTAAAACACCATTCGTGTTTTCTTTATCACCATTAAAAAATAATAAATATTCATCTCTAGGTATAGCATACCACATTTCGGTTAAATAATTGTGCCAAAACACATATCCATATAATTCTTCCATATTGTTATTTATTTCCATCATATTCCTTTGTTAGATAAATATTTTAATGTTTTTAAATCATTGTAATTGATAAACTTTCTGTTGTTCCAAATTTTATCTAACAAATCAGATAATTCATGTTCTAGGTATGTTTCAGGTTCACGTACATCTAATTCTTCAGGAAGTCCTTTAGGAACAATTCCATCTTCATACAATGTATCTACTATGTTTTGTTTGTCCCATTTAGACATACTCCAAAGTATATCATCTATGTCTACGTCAATGCTTACCATATTATGCTTCTCCTTTTATTTTACTATAGTTATAAAATCCTGAAATTTTTTGTTCTGTTTCCGCTGCTTCTTTTAATGCCTGAACTAATGTCATATGAGATACCATTATGTTTCTGATATCTTCATTTTGCCGTGATTGTTCTTCACTTATTAAATCTCGCTCTTTATTTAATTTAAAGATGTGAATTGCGCAAGATAAACTAATTAGTAAAGTAATAAATAGTAATACGGATAAAATTGTTATTGCTATAATCATTGTTTATTTTATTATTATACTTAAAGATAAGAAATTCTTTTCAAAAAACAACCGAAATCTTATTTAATTATTAGTAGCCAGGACAGGATTCGAACCTATAACCGTGCGTAATCTTCTATTTCAACTCATTGTACTTCTAAGTCCGTCACAGCTTTGTTTGTGGTTAGCTTTACCACATAGCGTCTACCAATTCCGCCACCTGACCATTTATTATTTTATTCTTCAAACTCTTTTTTAAGTTTTAAATAACTTTCATATCTAAATTTTTTCATTCTTTCTTTATCCTGCTCAATATTAGATAGACGTTTTTGATATTGCTCATCAGTTTCTTCAACCATTCTAGTAATTTCTCCGACATAGTACCCCCCACCTTCTTCGTCTTCTTCCCATGATGACCTGATTATATCATCATCTTCTAATTGTAAATGCTTAATATCCGACCATTTGATAAGGCGGTCTTCACCAAGCCAAAACAATTGCGTTTCTCTTTTGATTTTATTTAATGATTTCTTATCTTCCATAACTATTTTTTTTATTTTAAAATATAACTCCTACGATTAATACCCCAAGCAATATCCAACTAAGAGCAATTGTTATATAGTATAACGGATCTGTTAAAAAATCGTGTATTACCGTTTCTATTATTTCTCTCATATCATTTAATTTTTTGTAATCAGGACAGGATTCGAACCTGTAAAATCTTTTATTTGGTTTAGGGTAGGTATAATTCCTATCTCCTTCCAAAATATATAGCGTCTACCATTCCGCCACCTGACTAAATGATTATTCAATATAATACATTGAGTTTTCATTTGAGTAACAACCACCATTCCGACTATCAAACCATTCACCATTATCAATTTGAAGAATTTTAAACTTATCACCCGTATCAGGATCAAATTTATAATCAACTCCGATTATAGGTGTTTTACGGAAGTTTTGTTGTGCCATTGATGTATAACCATCAACATATACGTGATCACCAACATCTTTATTTTCAAGCATAATTTTTATTTATTTTGTAGTCAGGACAGGATTCGAACCTGTAAGTTTCCAATCGCAACGATACCATATCCTATCTTGGAGTCGAACCAACTTTAAGCCACCTGACTAAACCATTTCTTAGAACGTTATTGTATGTATTGCTCTAATAGTAATTTCATCTGCTTTGTATTTGCTAATTTCTGGATCTTTAGCTACTTCAAAGTCTACTGATGAACCGTTTTTGGTTTCAATCCACATCTCTTTAATAAATTTAGCTGATGTGATGTCGTTTTTGTCGTTGCGCTCAATTTTGAAAATAGCAACAAATTGATTATTTACTCTATTCATATTATTTGATAATGTTAATGGTGATGATGGTAATAATGTAGTCCCTGATGTTAAACTATACATAATTACTCCTCATTAAATTTCTTAAACCATTTTTCACGAGCTGTTTCTGGGTCATTAACGTATTCGTTAAATGCTGTCATAGCTTCTTTAATAGTTGTGAATGCGATATGTTTACATCCTATTCTAATTGTACATCCTGAATGTAAAAAATTAAATGCTACTTCATAACTTCTTAACATTTCTTGTTTAGTTTGTTTTTCCTTCATCGGTTGCTCAAGTCTGTCCATTGCTCGAACTTCTTCATTATCGTATACAGGTTCTACCGGTATTCCTCTTTCTCTTTCTTCCATATTTTTTATTTTGTTTATTTATTAAATTTAAAAATAAGGTCACATATAAAAACGCCTAAGGCAATAGCACTTAAAGCCATATTAATAACGCTACGTGATTGCTCATCTTTAATAAATGGTTTTGGAAACCATGCAGCTAATAAGAATAGCCACCCTATAATCATTAGATTCATATTTTTTATTATTTATTTAGTTTAGATAATTCGTAGATACTGTTTAGAGTTTTAAATTTAATATAATGATCTTCCTGTTCTATAATTTCAATAATGGGAGTTGTTTGCCAAGTGAAAAATTGATTAAAAGGAGACATAAGTAATGATCGTCCGATGCTTGGTTCATCATGCCTTTCTTTAAATTTACCTTCTTCATCAAATTCAAGCCAGGTTATTTCTTTAGATTGATTGGTTAGTCCATCACTTTCACGAACTAATTTCCAATTAAATTCATTTTCAACTATACCTTGTTCGACAGCAATCTTTAAAAGATTATCTTCATCAATGTCTACAGGTATTTTACTTTGTTTTAATTTACTCATATTTGATTTTTATTATACTTAAAGATAAGTAAATCATTTCAATTTTCCAACCGATTTGTTTTATTTTTAATAATTTAAAAATTCTATTTCATTTGTATCCGGATTCCAATCAAATGTCATTGCTTTATTAACATATTCGTATTGCTCGTTTAGAATAGATGCATTAAAGAAATGTGTTTGTCCATCGAACTTATAACCATAACCACCATGAATATGACCACATACATGAATCTTTGGCCTAAAAACAGTATCCAAATGATGTCTTAACAATCCGCACCCTAAGTTAGGTTCATTATATGGAGGACCGCTCGCATCTAAATGACCTTGGGCTGGGCCGTGAGTTATTAAAATATCAGTATCTGTTGGAATAGCAGCCCATTTTTCTTGTAGTTCCTTGCCGCCTTTAGGTAAATTAAAAGCCCAATTGTAAAATTCAGGTTGCCAAGGTGATCCGTAGATGTGAATATTATCTTGAGGAAATTCTCCATTAGGCCCATCATAATATAATGTTAGTTGTGTATCTTGTAAATAATCAATTGATTTATAAGAATTAACAATTTCCATCGCTGCCTCTGGTCTGGTTTCAAACATTCGATCATGGTTTCCAGCAATAAAGATTTTATTATTATATTGATCTAATCCATCAAACCATTTACAAAATTCTGTAACGTCCTTTGAATTATTGCCAGAGTTCATAATATCTCCAGCATGAATTAATAATTCTCCGCCTGGAAGGGCTGTTTTGTCCCTTGTAAGATACAAATGTTGAGTGTGCGTATCGCTAATTACTGTAATTATCATAACTTTTTATTTTTTAATTGTCATCTTCGAAAAACCCTAATGCTTTAGCACGGGCATAACCAACAAATTTACCATTCTCAGGATTGATATATTGACGTTTGGATTTAGGTAATGAAAGTTGAAATTCAACGTCGTCTTTATACTTTTTAAGATACTTTTTATCCCAGTCAAATTTTACTTCTAATAATTGACCTTTACTGTTAAAAATCCACGTATCTGTGCTTATTTCATCAGAATAAATATATTCTTTTTTAAGATTTTGTGGTATTGGTTCTATTACTTTCTTTGCCATATCATAAAAATAAAGAAAACAATTCTAATTTCCAACCGTTTTAAAATTTATTTAGACTCTATTATATAATAATATTGTTCTTCATCTAAAAATTGAGAAGTCAAATGTGGGTCGAAATATGGCAATAATATATTTTCTTTATTAATATAAATACAAGAATGAGGATTGCCGCGCTTAGATAAGCCTCTCATAATAACATATTCTTGATCAGTAGTTTCAGTTAAAGAATGCTTAACTAATTGTTTTTTATATTTTAATTCAAGCCACGTATTTATTACTTTAAACCATAAATGATTTTCAATGACTTTATCATTTTTATCATCTAAGCCGTAAAAAGTATAAACATTAGGTATTTCATCTATTGGTTGCTCTAAAATAGAAGCTATACAAGCAATTAAACAATTTCCATAAGTAAGCCTTTTGCCGTCTGCATAAAACAATGAAAATTTGGTTTGATAAATAGGTTTCACTATATATTAATCTTTAATATATGTAGGTATTTTATAAATTTCGTAATATTCACTCATACCGCCTCCAAAAGGAGCTAAGTCTTTAAGCGCAGCTTCATATCCACCTGGCCCCATAGCTTTTTTTAACATTTCAAGGCGCTCTTCGTATGTATATTTTTTACTTACTTCTTTTTGGTCAGCCATTTTTAATATAATTATGTAAGTAATCCTTTACCTATAGATTTTATACGATCATGATATCTACTTTTAACTCGTTCTGAAATAGCTACTGAATTACCTTCATCGTCTATTCTTACAAATTTAATATTAGTGTGAGTAACTACCTCTTGTTTACCTGTATATACATTATGTTTTCTTACCTCAACATACAATGTAATTGATGTATTGCCAAATTCTTTTACATTGCCATATACTTTAACAATATTACCGGCTTTGATTGGCTTTTTAAATATCAATTCATCTATTTTAATTGTTACGACTCTTAATGTGTCACAAATTTGACAAGCATAAGCTGCTGCCGCATCATCAATTAATGACATTATATGTCCGCCGAACATGTTTGAGTGAACGCCTATGTCACCCGTTTTACAAATGTATGTTGATATTAGTTCCATTTTTTGTTTTTATTCATAATCACGAATTGCCTTTACATAAGGAAAGCGAGGTATATTATCAGGCGTTAAATTAAAATATTTAATTGTAGCTTCTTTACCAATAAGCAAATCTTTATCTACTAACATTTGCTTACATATATACCAATTAAACTTTGGCGATGCATTAAAGATTTTACCAGCTTTATTTTTAAATACAAATGAACCAACCATACCAGCTTTATTTCCGTTACCTTCTTCTATATCAATAATTATATATTCTTCGTCAATAAAGGACTTATTTTTTAATAAAGACTTTGATCTTTTATTTTCATATAATGAATCTAAGCGTATCATTTGGCCTTCATATCCGGCTGAAATATAATCTTCATAATAACCAGATACGTCATTTAAATTATCTACTTGATCTGTAGAAACAACAATTATAGAGTTATCGTAATTTGTAAGCAGTTTATAAAGATGTTGATATCTATGTATAAATGTAGCGTTGAAGCTTGGTAAATCATAGACGTGATATTGTATTTTTTCTTTAGATTCAGATAAATCATCATCGTTTGGTTTTGTTTTTTTAACTAATGAACATATAGCATTAAAATCATTTGCAAATTTATCTGCATATAGTTCTCCGTCAAATATAAGATCAGGATTAATTTCAAATAAAGGTTTTAATATTTCATATATATGCGGAGCTGATATAATAGCTTTACCATTACGCGTCCACATTCCGTCTTTTTTAACGATACATCTAATACCATCTAATTTAGGCTGCGAATAAACTGGGAAGGTAATTTTGTCTTTATAGTCCTCCCATTTGTTAGCCAACATAGGCTCAAAATATAAAGATATATCTATATCATTAATATTTTCAAACGCACCCTTTTCCATTTTCTTACGATGAATAGCAGTTGATTCATTAATAGCTTGTTCCTCTGGAGAAGTAGCATTTGCTCTTCCTATATTTTTAGGTTCACAGACTGTCCATTCTGAGGTTGTTTTTATTCCGTCTAAATATCCGGATATTGTACGATATTTATTAGATTCGACTTCTATAGTCCATTCTAGGACTTTTCCTGTGGTTGCGCGTGAATATAATGTTCTTTTCATACTTAAAGATAAGGAAAACATTTCAAAGATCCAAATTTATTTTATTATAATTATTTAGATTTCACAGCCTCTGAGGAATGATAACTTATTAATTTCCAATCGCCATTCTTTAATTCTGCTAATGCAGTACAATTTTCACACCAATCACCTGAATTAAGATAATGATCTTTTATTGCTGGGTGATGAATATGACCGCATATTGCAACGGTACACCCTTTTTGATAGGCTAATCGTCTAGCATTATCTTCAAAATCATTTATAAAATTAGTAGCTTTCTTAATACCCTTCTTAATGTCGTTAGATATAGAATAATAAGGTAAGCCTCTAAAAGATCTCCATTTATTATACCATCGATTTATCCATAAAGCAATATCATACCCAATAGACCCTATATATGCTAACCACTTTATTTTCGTAATAAAAATATCTAAAACATCTCCGTGAAAAATATAATAACGAGTTTGATTATATTGATGTATATAATCTTCTACAATTTTAATATTTCCTAGATAAAATGGAAGAAATTCTTTTAAAAAGTCATCATGGTTTCCACGTATCCAAATAACATCTGTACCCGTTTCAGATATCTTTAAAATCTTTCTAATTATTTTTGAATCTTTTTTAGTCCATTTAGACCCGCGAGCTAAAGACCAACCATCAATTATATCACCATTTAATATTAATGTATTAGTTTCAAGATTTTCTAAGAATCCTAAGATGTCGTCTTTTCTAGATGCTTTACTTCCTAAATGTAAATCAGATATAATTATAGTATTATATTTCATTATTATCTTATCATTTATATATTACCTCTGTAATAGGATCTAATGCCCCATAAATATCAAACTTAGATTTTAATTCTTTTGCCTTATCTAAATACCATTTAGATTTTTTAGCATCTTGTTCTAATGGTTGATTTGGTTTATCGCCCATACGCATTTTATATTTAAATGCGTTCATTTCACAAAAAGCAATTGTTTTTTCAAAACCCCAAATATCTACCATCATATCAATAACTTCTTTACTAAAAGTATTGTAATGGCTTGGGTGATTTACATGTTCGTATGTATTTTCTGTATTCATCTTAATTTGTTTTCTTGTTAAACCATCTTCTTATAATATAGCCACGAGCTATTGATAATATCGTAAATAAAATAGTAGCCATACCTAATTGGCTAAATGTATATGTAATACCTACCATACTATATATAATCGGGCTAAATATAAAAGTAGTTATAATTCCAATTAATGTATTAGTAATACTTTCTATAATTGAATTTTTCTTAGTTTGTTCTCCCATTTAATGTTTATTGTATTTAACAGACAAATATGTTCCTAACATACCTCCGATTACTGCAGGTATTAATGCCCAATGATCTGAAATATAACTTATAGCAGTAAATGCTCCGCACAACATAATAAACGCGCCATATATGGCTGCTCGCATTGGATATCCAAAGGTTATAGATTTAATGTATACACCCCAAAAATAATCTGTCAATGCCATTGTTATAAATACTAAAATATATTTTATCATTTTGTTGATTTCTTTTTTGATGATGTAGTTACTTTTTTTGGCTTTGATTTAGGTAATGGCTTATTTAAAATAATCGCCTCGACTTCTGCTTCAGAATATCCGTATTTACTTACAACCTTTACAACCCCTTCAAGATTATTAGTGTTAAACAATAAATCCAAATACTCCTCAGCCTGCGAGCGGGAACATACATATTCTTTAGCAAATATACCCATTAATAGCTCATTATACGAACTTTCTTTTTTATTCTTTATCCAAGTACTATAATAACTTTTCTTGGGCAATACGTCGTTAAAAAAGCCATATACTTCTTTAGGAGTTAACTGGGAAGAAATAGCGTATCTTTGAAATTCATTACAAATATCTAAAAGATCTGGATGCATTGATAAGATCATTATAATCATATAAGGCTCCGTTGCTTTCTTTTCTTCTTCAGTTAAATCAACCCAACGTCTTTCGGTTGACGTCATTATTTTTACGAGATCAAAGACTGTTGTTGCCATTATGGTTTAGGGAATATTTCGTGATTAGGAATTGAGCCGCATGAACTACATCTAAAAGTTTGAACGGGCACAATTTCTTCAGCTCCTGAAGGTGATATTAAAGCAGACAATGTTTTAAAAAATACTACAGGAAAAAATGTATCGCCTTCGCATAATACATTATCTTCTAGTTCTATCCCACATACATAAGTAGGTTGTTCTGATATATTAATATTTAATCCTTGGCCTCTTTGATTTGTATTTTGTGATTTTGATAAGTTCATTTTATTTTTTATTAAGTTCTGAAATTATTTGAGCGAACATCGCAGCTATGTTTATATCTTTATTAACAGAAAAAGAATCTTTATACTGATATTCTGCGATTATTAATATAATAGCTCCTATATGACCTGTTCCGTAAGAATCTATTTCATCATACAATACTCTAAATAAATCTGCAAAGTCCTTTATTTTAGAATCTGCAATTAATTGACGTAGCTTAGTAAATGCTTCCTTTGGATTAGATTCTGTTTTTAATATATCAATACATTGTAATGTATATGCTTTTCTTGAAGAAACAGTCTTATCAGGTACTAGTTCTCCGTTTATTGAATGCTGTTGACATAAATTAATTACTTTTCTAATATCAGGATATCCTTCATTTACAAATACAGCTACATCTTTAATATCAAAAATAATATTTTCATTGTTCAGTATTTTTACTATTCGCTCTGCAACTTCTTTTTTGTTCGGCGGTATAATTTGAAATGATTGACATCTACTTTGTATAGCTGGAATAATCCTATCTATGTAATTACATGTTAAAATAAATCTTGCATGATTACTAAATGTTTCCATTAAGTTACGTAAAGCTGCTTGAGCATTTATCGTCGTATAATCTGCTTCATCTAAAATAACTACTTTAAATTTATTAAAGCTAATAGTGCTTACAAAAGACTTAATTTTTTCTCTAATTATATCTACTGAATTTTCATCAGATGCGTTTATATATAACATCTCAAACTCAAAAGTATTTGTAATTAGCTTAGCCAAACTAGTTTTACCAGTCCCCGGAGGTCCGCTTAAAAGAAGATGCGGCATATCCATATTCTGTAAGTATAATCTGATTTTTTCTTTTATATGCTCATTTCCAATATAATCGTCGATTGTTTGGGGCCTATAGGCTTCTGTCCAAATGTCGTGCTCCTTTTTTATCATTTCTTTTTATTTAGTAGATATGTCTGTTGTAAACATATAACGATATTTCATTAATAAACGTTGCATCTTCTGACGAATTTTATATTCTTCAAATGATTCTAAATTACTACGTTCATTTGATAGTACCGTAATATCATTAACTAATTTAAGATTAGAATCTAAAGACTCATCTATAACCCAATTTACAAATTTAAAGTGCTTCTTAGAACCTGTCACATACGACGGAACTACATTATTCATATTCTTTAAAAAAGAATCTTTAAGTTTATTTGTTTCTAATATTGTTTCTATATTTATCATAATATTTTATTGAACTGAAAGTTGTACTAAATAATAAACGGATGTAAAATCTTTACCAATAAATGTTACTTTTGCTAATCCTTGATCAGACACTTCAAATATACCAGATTCGGCTGTTTTATTAGAAGATAATATTTCTTTAAAGATATTTGATGAAAAGCAAGTAGCTTTTAATGTTGCAACTGACGTGCTATTAACTTGAAACTTAATTCTATTGGTGTTTACTGTAGAATAATTAAGAACAATCTCAGTACCATTATCGTTTGATATAACTGCGAAATTATCTGCTTCAGGCATACCACTCTTAGCTTTTAAGAACTTATCAGAAAATTCTTTTGATATTTCAATCGTGCAATTAAAATCTGGTAATTTTTTAATTTTCGGAGC